CGTCATATCTCACTATCCAAGACAGCAATGCCACAGGCGGAGCGACTTGGCTGGCTTATGTCGATCAACAGAACGTAGATAACGGGAATAATGACGGGTGGGATTTTGGAATCTCGCCGGTTGTTGGTGGCGCGGAATATACGTATCGTTTAAGATCATTTACTGAAATGAGGCAATTCTAATGGCTAGCTCTCTCAAGGCCGTAACCGTATGTTTCGGCTACCAGCAAATTACTTCCCTTAACTCGGCGACGGGATTAACCGTTCCGACGGTTACGCCTAACGGGCTAAAAGTTCAGCCGGTATTTGCGCTAATTGTTGCGGAAGGCGCTCCGGTTCGATGGCGCGATGACGGCACCAACCCGACCGCATCGGTTGGCATGCCGCTCGCCGTGGGCGTTCCGTTGCAGTACGACGGCAATCTTCAGAACATTAGGTTTATTGAGCAATCGGCGTCTGCAAAGTTAAACATCAGCTATTACGTTTGATTTAGATAGCCGTTTAGCGGAGCGAATGATGACGCTGATAAAAATTTCCCAACTTCCACCGGCAACGTCCCCTGGGTCGCCGGCGGACGTAATGCCCGTTGTTCAAAATGGCATTACAAAAAAAGCCGCAGTAAGCAGCTTGGGATATGTAGCGTCAGGCGCAGGTGCAACAACGCGAACAATACAGGATAAGCTAAGAGATATAGTTAGCGTTAAAGATTTTGGCGCGGTTGGAAATGGTGTTGTTGACGATACCTCAGCAATTCAAGCTGCCCTCAATAGTGGCGCAAAGCGCGTATATGCGCCTGCCGGTACGTATAAAATTCTTTCAACCCTGACGATTCCTACTAACGTCAGTTTAGAAGGAGATGGGATCGGCGCAACGATATTTGACGGAAGTACTACTACTTATTCCGCATTAACTGGCGGAACACACATTGTTTCTGCGCCAGGAACTTTGACGCAAATTCAAGGTTTGGGGTCAAACGCGACCATCGGAAGTAGATCAATAGTTTTAACAGGCGCGCCGACTCTTAACGTCAACGATATTATTCTTATTTATAACCCGACGAATGGGTCTTGGTGCCCAGTAAATCCAGAATATCGGGCTGGAGAGTGGGCTAGAGTTGCGTCAGTTTCTAGCAGTACTGTTAACTTGCAAGGCGGGTTAGCTGATAGCTATACCACGTCCGCAGTAAACATTTATCGCCTTGACAATCCAAGTAGTTGTTCGTTGCGTAATTTTACACTGAAGGGCTTGAAAGACATTGCAAACCCAATTTTTGGGATAAAGCTCGATAAAGCGGTTGATAGCTGTTTTGAGAACGTAAGGGTATGGAATTGTTCATATTCTCAAATTTACGTATCTCAATGCTTCAATGTGCAGCTCAGGGGATGCAGTACAGAAGAAGATTTTGCGGCGTCGTTTGGCGGAGATTACGGACTTTCAATCGGAAACAGCCAAAACATTAATGTTGTTGGCGGATACTTTGCTGCGGCACGCCATTCAATCACCGTTGGCGGCGGCGATTTTCTTGGAAGCGTAACTAATCGATACATCGTAATTGATGGGGCTTCGCTTAACACAAGCGGCTCAATTGGAGCGGCAGATTTCCACGAAAACTCCGAATATAGCGGATATTACAACTGCGTAATTAATTCAGGAATCACGGTTGGCGGAAATTTTATTTCCGTTAAAAACAATATTTTTAAAGGAGCGGACCCCACCCAAAGGGTGCCGATCTATTGCACAAGCCTTCGAGGCGCGACAATAAACATCGAAGGAAATACCGTTTGGAACAACAATCCGAACGCTAGTTCAAACTTTCCGTTGTTTGTATATTTTGCTTATGTCAATGGAACAATGGTTGTTGGCGGGACTACAACCATTAAAAATAATTCATTTACGTGGCAGGGAACAACCAACAACGGAAATGACGCAATACTGTTGATAAGCAACACTACAATTTCAGATCGCATTAGCATTGACATCCAAAACAATACTTTTGCGTCGATAAGCAGCGTAAGAATTCCTAATTCGGTACTGGTAAGAAAGACAGCTAGCGCTGCGCTGCCGTTTCAAAACATTTCTATTTCTGGAAACACCGGAAATTGCGGCGGGATTTCGTTGTTTGATAGCGGAGCGACGTTAACTACCGCTATCGCTGACGATGTTGTTGTTACCAACAACGACCTAAGTTTTGGGTCAACAACCGCAATGTTTTTTACAAACATCTCAAATAGCGTGAGAGTTACTGGAAATACGGTGACGGATTTCTTGGGATTTGGGATCATAACTGGCAACCAAGCAATTACCAGCATCAGAACCAAATATTCTGAAATTTCTAACAATACGATTATTAATTGCCTTAGCACCCCAACCAGTTCGTCATTGACGGATACTGGAGCGGCACTTTACAACGCTAGCTATGGCGTTTTAAAAGATAACTTCAGCGCAAACTTTTATCAGTTCATTGTTGTTAATAGCGTTTCTGGGTTTGCGCTGGGAGACACCATCACCGGCGGGACTAGCGGCGCGACAGGCGTAATAAACCAAATTGTTGTTGCATCAAAAAGGCTAGGTATTGGCGCTTCATTGACAGGCGGCCCATTCGTCATCGGAGAAACCATTACGGCATCTCCGAGTGGCGCAACCACAACCATTACCACTGCGAACGCATATGCGGTTGATAAATCCGTGACACTTAACGATGTTACGACCGCTTATGTTGCGCGAAATGTTGATGCCAGAAACTTGCCGGTAAGCCGTAACTCAGTGACTGGGTATATGAGAGGATCGGAATGGGAGATTCAAGCCTCTACGTATGACCCGCCAAATCTGGTGGATGGCGATGGGGCTACCCAAAACATGAACGCAACCAGCGGAGTGTCGATTGGCGATATTGTTTTACCGACGTTTTCTCAAGATTTGCAAGGAATTACATTAACCGGATATGTGTCAGCTGCGAATACGCCAACCGTAAGATTCCAAAACGAAACTGGCGGTGCAATTGACTTGGCGAGCGGGACGTTAACCGGAAAAGTAATTAAGGCGTAAACAAATAACTCTTGACGTTTTTTTGCTACATACTATATTCATACCGTACTGGTGCGGTTCACCAGGCTCCGTAAGGAACTGAAATGGCAGACGAAAATACACTCCCTGAAGTGGTAGCGGCTAACCCCGCGCCGGAACCGGAGGCGACGGCAGCCCTCGAATCCGAAGTAATGGCCGAAGAGGCCGGAAAGCCGGAAGAGAAGCCTGCAACCAAAGTCTTTACCCAAGAGGAACTAGACGCGGTAGTAGGCAAAAGGCTTGCGAAGGAACGTCGCAAGTGGGAAAGAGATCAAACGCTGAAGGCAAAGGTAGCTGATTCAGCTTTCACGCCTGCGGAGTTACCTGATCGGGAAGCGGACCCTGACGCTTACGCGGAGGCTTTGGCCGTCCGTAAAGCGGAAGAGTTGCTTGCCAAGCGGGAAGCCGAGCGCCAGCAGTTTGAGCTTTTGAACCAGTATCACGAGCGCGAAGAGATGGCTCGGGACAAGTACGACGACTTTGAGCAAGTCGCCTACAACCCGAAGTTACCTATTACGACCGTGATGGCTCAGACGATTCAGGCATCAGATGTGGGGCCGGACCTAGCTTATTACCTTGGGTCCAACCCGAAAGAGGCTGAACGTATTTCCCGCCTATCGCCGTACTTGCAGGCTAAGGAAATCGGTAAGATTGAGGTCAAATTGGCCGACAATCCGCCGATTAAAAAGTCAACCAGCGCTCCGCCTCCCATCAAGCCGGTAACGGCTAAGGGATCGGGCACCGGCGGCTACGAAACGACCGACCCTCGCTCCGTTCAGAGCATGAGCACGTCGGAATGGATCGAAGCAGAACGCCGACGCCAGATTCGTCAATGGGAAGCGCAGCAACGTCGTTAACACTTTATTGGAGTAATTTCAGTGGCTAATACACTTCTTACGATCGACATGATCACGAGAAAGGCTCTCGAAATCCTTGAGAACAACCTCGTGCTCACCCGCAACGTCAACCGCCAGTACGACAACAGCTACGCCGTTGAAGGCGCCAAGATTGGCACCACGCTGCGTATCCGTCTGCCGGACCGCGCTCTTGTGACCGATGGCGCCGCCCTTCAGGTTCAGGACGACAACGAGCAGTTCACCACGCTCACCGTCGCCAACCAGAAGCACATTGGCGTCAACTTTACGACTGCCGAAATGACCATGCAGTTGGACGACTTCGCCGAGCGTGTGCTCAAGCCGCGTATTTCGCAGCTTGCCGCCAGCATTGACGCGGACGTTGCCAACTCCTTCAACAGCATCTATCAGTCGGTTGGCACCCCGGGCACGACCCCGGCCACGACTCAGGTGCTGCTGTCGGCCCAGCAGAAGCTCAACGAAGCCGCTGCTGTGATGTCGCCGCGCTACGTGACCGTCAACCCGGCTGCGAACGCTGCGCTCATTGAGGGCATGAAGGGTCTTTTCAACCCGGTCAGCACCATCTCGGCGCAGTTTAAGAATGGCATGTTCGGCGAAGGCATCCTTGGGTTCAACGAACTCAACATGTCCCAGTCGATCAAGCAGTTCACGACCGGCAGCCGCACGGGCACGATCACGGTCAACGGCACCGTTTACACTCAGGGCGCGACGACCATTTCGTTCAACGGAACGACTGGCAACACGCTCAAGAAGGGCGACGTGTTCACGATTGCAAATGTGTACTCCGTGAACCCGCAGACCCGCGAGTCCACTGGTTCGCTCCAGCAGTTTGTGGTGACGGAAGACATCACCGCAGCGGCCAGCGCGTTCACCAACGTCAAGATCAGCCCGGCCATCTACACGGCCTCGCATGCTCTGGCGACTGTGGATTCGTTCCCGCAGAACAGCGCTGCTGTGACGTTCCTTGGCGGCGCTTCGACCCAGTATCCGCAGAACCTTGTGTACCACCGCGATGCGATTGCCTTCGCCACGGCTGACTTGCTCATGCCGCAGGGCGTTGACATGGCTTCGCGTCAGGTCCACAACGGCATTAGCATGCGCGTTGTCCGTCAGTACGACATCAACAACGACCGTATGCCGTGCCGTATCGACGTGCTGTATGGCTACTCGGTGATCCGTCCGCAGATGGCCGTTCGCCTCTGGGGCTAATTTTTAAATTCACAGGAGTAACTAATCATGGCAATTCCTAATGGTACTGGTGGTTATCAAGTAGGCGACGGCAACCTTGCCGAAGCCACGCTTGGTGTTCTTGGAACGGTGACGGCCTATGCGGGCGCGTCCGGCACGATTGCGGTTGCAGACCTTGAAAAGGGTGTGTTTACCGTTGATCCGGGTGGCTCCAGCGCGGGTACGTATTCGTTGGCTGCGGCGGCTGACGTTGATGACGAGATTTCGAGCGCCAAAGTTGGTAGCACGTTCGATTTCTACTGCATCAACCTCGGCGACGACTCGGGCAACGACATTACGTTCTCGGGCACGGGCTGGACGGTTGTGGGTTCTGCGGTGGTGGCTGACGGTACGTCGGCTCATTTCCGCGCCCGTAAGTCTGGCGATGCGGCTTGGACGGCCTACCGTCTCGGCTAATAGCAACGCCCCCGGCGGGGAGACTCGTCGGGGGCATCTCTAAGAGGTACTGACTATGCCGAATACAAAGGCAATTGGTGTTGCTTTCGCTGACCCGGAATTTGAAAGCGTTAGCGTTACGGGCCGCGTCACCTCCGGTGGCGTGTCCTCTGGCGCGTCTTCGTCGCCGATTGCACAGTCGTCCTCGGGCAGTGTGAATCAGTTTTATGTGACTGCTTCCCATGCTTCGGGCGATGTGCGTGGCATCTACTCTCGCGTGAACTTCACGGGCGCTGGCGCTGGAGAAACCCTCCGTGCGTTTTCGACTGTGGCGGCTGCGCAGGGTGCAGGCCAGACGACGAACGGCGCGCATATTAGCTTGTCGGTTAACTCTGGTGGTTCGATCTCGGGCGCTGCGAACGCAATTCGTGCGACCCTTGGCGTAGCCACTGGCGTGACGCCGGGCGGTACGCTGGCGGCGGTAAACGTTGACTCGGACTTCCCGAGCAGC